GACGATGAATGGGGACACGAGTATTCTACGAATACATACGATGTTCCAATGCTCATGAAGAGGGAAACCTTAGAACATCAATTTTGTCTCAATTTTTATTAAAACTTATTATGTATGTTATATTAAAATGTCAGGTCCACTCAACATTAAGAGTGATTATATTTTAAAAAGTTTCAAAAAAAGTAGAAAACGAGAAACGGATGTGCTCGTCGTCGAATCGTGTCATAAGTCTCGATCACGATCTGCGTGTGGTATGGTGAAAGGTCTCATAGCAAAATCTGATGGCGCTGTCCCAGTTTTCATAAAATTCACGCCGTGTAATTGGTATGACGAAAAACGAGGGATAAATTTATGGGGAACCACCTTTGATGCGTCCAAGAAATCCGCTGCGTATAGCGAAATACAATTTTTCAGGATGCTCGATGCGTTTCATGATAAAAACATCTGTGATACTTTCGTCAAATCGTACAACTCAGAATTTGTAAAGACTGATATCACAGAAGTAAAAGGATATACTTTATATGGTAATAAAAAGGTATACGGAAAGGTAAATAAAAGAGATATTCCCAGTGGAGATCAATTTTACCCATCCGAGGATAATACCGACATATATTACTCTATGCTCATCACGCAACCTTTGCAAAGTGGTTTTCATGAACTCATGTTCTGGCTAGACCCTTATCAAAAACAGATTAGAAAATTGAGTATGACCACACATGAATTCAAGGTCGTTTTGTTTCAAATTATGTATGCTATTTCGTGTATGTCATCAATCAATATGGCACACATGGATCTTCACTTCGGTAACATTTTTGTGAAAATAGATCAATCATTGAGAGGTAAGTATAAGGCGTATGAATTCAAAAATCACAAAGGTGTATACGAAACGGCATACATCCCCGCACACGTTATCGTGAAAATCATCGATTTAGATGGTGCCTACAAATTCGAATCTGGTAATGATGTTGCGCCTGAGTTCCGAAAGCACATTCCTAACCTCATGTGGTCGGGAGACATAGACAGAATTAAACGCCCAAATCCCCGTGTGAATGTGATGAAAGTTATGCATCACCTGCGAGGTCTAGCTGGGCATTTACGAAGTGCTTTTGCGTCAATTGTTGATAAAAATGGAAAAATTCCGTTTGCTGAAAAGAGAATTAGCATGCCGTTACAACAGATCTTGATGTTGAATAAGAGGGACAAAACATTGGTGAACGATTATGGTGTATTTGTGAACAAAAACGGAGCAATCATCGACATGGGAGACGATTTTGTCAAAACACCACCTGAACTATTACATCTCCTGAGTAAGGGGACATTCAAAAAGAAACCCACTACTGTATCGAGCGGTGTGTCACAAAAGGGTATCTTCATGAAGGGTGCGACACCCGTTGTGAAAAAGCCTAAAGTTGTCAAACAGAAACGCCCTAAAAGTACACCTGCGAAACCTCGACCTATCAAGCCACCATCACCTACACCTCAACCTGCCCCTGCGAAGCGTAAGAGTCCGAGCAAACCCCAAACCCCTCCAAAGGTCAGTGTCCCGAAATTAGTGGTAAATAATGTACCTCAACTCGTGGTAACCCCGAGCTTCGTAAGAAAATTACGGGGATTGAAGCAGGAAGTCGATGCGAAATGTCCCAAAGGACCTGGACGCCCTAAACAACCTTGTGCCGATGCCCTTCGTAGACACAAAGAAGCTTGTAAACTCGATAAGACTCGCGTGTACAAGAAACGAGATTGTGTGCCCCGTGGAAAACCTGGGATGAAACCAGGTGCGAAACGACCCGCCGTGAACAACAACGTGAGTTATGAGAAAATGAAACAGAGCGCAGCTAAGAAGGTAAACATTATGAACGATCTCATAAAACGTAAGGGGATTTTATGCAAACCGAGAGGGCGTCCCGGTGCTGCTTGTAAAGATGTCTTGGAACAAATGAAAATAGTATGCGCGAAGAAGGATGGACATGTGTTCAAAGGACGCGAATGTGTCCCAAAACCCGTTCGCGGAAAAAGGCTTAAAGAAGTGTGAAGGTATATGAAATATGGACGACAATAAGGAGATCATGGAGCTTCTCGAGAAACGTCTCGCTTTAGGTAGGGAGCGTTATGGTCACGGGGTACGCGTAGATGATGATACCAGGGAATGGGGGACTGAAGAGAATAGTTGGGAACTCATGATGCTTGAAGAAGCGCTCGATGGAATGATTTATTCGGCAGCCGCTATGATTCGTATCCTTCGTAAACGCAAAGAATGCGTTTGAAACCTATCAAAATTTCATTTCATACTTTAATAGAACTTCTATGCTTCTGTGGCCCAGTGGTTAAGGCGACTCCTTTGTAAGTACAAAAGAGGAGTAGATCATCGGTTCGACTCCGATCAGGAGCAGCACTTTTGTGCAACTAATTCTCTCGTCAGCTAATGGTTAAGCTTATGCACTGTTAATGCATCAATCGGAGTTCGATTCTCCGCGAGAGAGTTCTTACGATATGTTTTCCATGTGGTAAAAACTCTTAACAATTCTTTGTAATCATCCAACACTTTTTGCATGTCTTCTTTCGTTTTTACATGAATATTTAAGTATTCTATCATCTTCTCTGCGGATTCTTTTGTATCATACATCCCTATATGTTTCCCTCTATATCTTAAAATCCATTTGTCTCCACGTTCATATATATGTCCATATTTTACATCCACCTTTGGTATTTTGAAGTTCTCTGGATCTTTTAAGTATTCTTTCAATACTGTTTCTGCTTTTTCTTTTGAATCGAAACGCCCCAAGTATATGTTTTTCACCATGACCTGCCATTTCCTCCTGCTTTTGTTGAAATATATCCCACCATTTCCATTACCAACCCTTTTTGGTGATGGAAATTGAAATGTATCCGGATTCTCATTGTAAACTTTTTGAATCTCTTCGGCTTCCTCTTTTGTTTTCAACGAACCTATCGTGCGTTTTTGATTATCTACTTGAACTTTAAAATTCCAGGACGTGATACTACCATCCTTACGAGATTTATTTGGAAAAACACCCCCCAACAGCCCATTTCGTCTCCTGCTTATTTCTCGCTGTTTTTCTACCATCAGTTTTCTCGATAGATCGCTAATTTTTTCACTTCTTCCCCCACCTTCGCGTATATTGTAACCATTTGGTTCCAATGTGTCATGTTCACTTATATACTTTTTCTCCATTTCACCAAGCAGATGATTCTCTCCCTCCCATATAACAGAGACTTCAAAATTGTCCCATCCATGGTTTTTGATTGCTTCCGATAATGCTCGACAGTAACTTCTTGATTCTCTATGTTGCTTCATTCGGGTTTTCAATTGTTGAATTGTTTTCCCTATGTACGTTTTGTTTGTTTCTTTGCACAAAATCTTATAAATGATGCCCATATATAATGGTCAGAAGATTTCTTCTTTAAATCGATGAGAAATCCCTTAAATGTTTAATATAATGGATGAGGTATTCTCCGCTGTGACCATACTTCTTCCATCTTATATTTGTATACGGACGCTCACCGTAGGACATGCGAGAGATGAAATAGTGCTCGCGAGCATCGGATGTCTTTTGCATGCCCCATGGAGCTTCATGCTTCACATGTATAAAGCATATAATCCAGATGGTCATCTCAAGAGGACCTTGTATATTCTCGACGTTTCAGGGATACATCTACATTCTCTTTTAACTGGATATAGTTGGTATTACATGTTTGGGACATACGAACAATTTCAGATGTGGTATCATATAGCATGTATAATACATCACGTAACGTATGGATATAATATGGAGATTCAACCAAGGATAGAACTCATGATCGCCACAGGGGTTGCGCTGAGCGCATACCCGATGATATACTCGCGACCCGTTTTATGGGTCATTTCTCAACTCATATGGGGTGTAGCCTTTTGGATTCATACCGGAAAAGTATGCGGGTCATTCAGTGGTGGCATCATGCATATTTTACTCTGTATACCACAGTATTGTATATTGCAAAGATAAGGATATAAGAAAATAACGTATTTGAATATGTACAAAATGTTCGCATGTCCAATGCGCGTCACACACACTATACAAACTCGAAAAGTGAAAACAAGAGCATCAAAGAAACCAGTCGATATATACAGAGAAACCCCGCTGCGATATCTTGGATACGCGAATGAGGTGGGTGAATCATTCGCAGCATTTTTACCAAGTTGGGGGGTACCAGCCTCATATGCCGTAGCTGCGACGTATGTCATGATGGATACGATCGATAAAACAAAAAAGAAATACGATGAAACTGAAGATACATGGGAAGCGAGCAAGGTTGCCATAGACACGTGTACGTGGCAAATGCTCGCGTCAGTTTTTTGGCCAGGATCATTCATTCGCCTCGTGGTAGCAGCTTCATCCCCTCAACAGTTTGAAGGGTTCGTTTTCAAGGAACTTGACTATATCCCCACTATTATCGGACTCTTGACGATCCCACTGATCGTAAAGCCAATCGATGAAACAGTTGATGCTATAATGGAAAAAAGCGTGAAGAAAGTATTGAATGATGATGTACATTCTACTGAAACGCTTGGAGTCATAACTACTTTATGTGGAGCACTTATGGTTCCTCCTGTTCTATATGCTTGTGCTGATTTGGTTAAATAATTATCTTGTAAAATATAATGAAACAAAAAATCTTACTAGAAGCCGTCGTTGTCGGTATTGCGTTCACTCTCTTTTTCTTCATCGCACATATCATAGACATGTCAATGGATAAAAAGAGAGCGATGTCTCACCGGGGTATATTTTTGCAAGCATTCGTAGCTGGACTCATGGGACATGTCGCGTTTGAGGTTGCTGGTGTGAATAAATGGTATGCTAAGCAATATAAATCTTGATTATTCGCCATCGAAAAGTATAAGTCCCGAACTTCGGAAAAAAATTAATATTATAATAAGTATGAGGAAAATGCCCCGATCAATGCGTGGCGGTATGCCCCGTCAAATGCGTGGCGGTATGCCCCGTCATCGACCCATACAACCTCCTCGACCCAGACAGCCACCACCTCGTCGACAATCTCATCGACGACAACCTCCTCGACGACAATCTCATCGACGACAACCTCCTCAACACCCCAGACAACCTCCTCGACGACAACCTCCTCAACACTCCAGACAACCTCCTCGACGACAACCTCATCAACACCCCAGACAACCTCCTCGACGACAACCTCCTCAACAACCAACGAATAATCAACGAGGGTTCCAGAATCAACCAACGTATAATAATCAACGAGGGTTCCAGAATCAACCAACGTATAATAATCAACGAGGGTTCCAGAATCAACCAACGTATAATAATCAACGAGGGTTCCAGAATCAACCAACGTATAATAATCAACGAGGGTTCC